TCAAACTCCCGAATGCATTGGTCAAACGGCAAGGATGAGCCGATAACTGCCCTGACAACCTCGTCAGGTGTCATCCCAGGCACTCGGATATCAGCCGCGGTGCCGAGTCTATGCTGACTGCTGTCGCGGCTCCCAACGGCTGCATTGACTGCCGCTGACCGATAGGCCGAGTTAATCATCACCGGCTTGAACCGCAGCAACGCTTTTATTTCCTCCAAAAACTCAGCCAGCCGTTGCAAGTTAGCCAACGCCGCCGGATCTGGAGTGTTGTCCAGACTGCGGTGGTCGGTGTAGGTCAACTCCGCCAAACTGAAATGTGGGCTAAGGTTCATTTTGATTTACTTGTATTCCCGCTAACAATCCGATAAACCCACCAACGATGGTCTGAAAGGCGGGGGCAATTAAGTTAAATATGTCCTCGTTATCCACAACCGGATCAAACAGACCAACGCACATCACTATAACCATCGACAGCAAAATGATACAGAGCGTCACACTCACCATCATAATTACGATGAATAGCGTCTTTTCTTTCACTTGTTGCCCGGATCGGCCTTAACAACGCCACCAAGACCCAACGCCGCCGCTACCCCTTGAACCAGCATTTGGTACTGGGGCGGTATGAAGGGCGTGGCAACCATGAAAATTACGCCCAATCCTGCCATCGTAGAAGGTTCACCAAATCGTTTTTTAAGCCATCCCATGTCAATCTCCTAGAAGTTTCCGCCTACAGGATTCAACACCCCGGCTGGGGCATCGGTAATAATTGTAGTGCCGGGTTTGATATGCCCGTTCGTGAATGGCGACTCGTTGATTGGGCCGTAACAAGAGGCAAGCTGCACACCGTTAGTTTTCTTGGCTTGCTTGTCGCACATGAACGACCATTGGTTGCTCATCCCCGAATCTTTGCCAAGTATGAAGGATCGCTTCACAAGTGGCGCAACCGCCCAGCTCGGTGCTTGTGGCGCTTCGCTTACGGTAGAAAACAATGACCAAACCTTTCCAGCTGGAGCATCGCAACTGTTGTTCATCAAAGCAGGATTGGCTACGCTTCTACCAGTAAGCACGGGGCAGACCGCCATACCCTCTGCGAACTCTTTGCCATTTACCATGATCCTTTTGCCTGTAGGCGTAGAACCGGACGCAGCGCAAAGGGCGTATTCGCCGTTGCAGATCATAAGGGGAGCGGCAATTGTGTTGGTGCAGAATAAGGCAAGTACAAGTAACTTTTTCATCACAATCCTTTTATGGTGAGGTGGAGTAAAAGCATAATTATGGCACCCGCCACGCTTATGCCCACGGACTCAAGTCTTTTGATACGAAGGATGGTTTCCTTCCACCGCTCCGCGCAGACCTGTTCATGGATGGAAAATGACTTGTCAAGTTCATTAAGATCAGCCACCGTAATCATCTCCTGTAGTTACTGCGGTTGAGCTTGTTGTTGCTGTTGTAGCATCGTCGACACAGGGTCTCTCGGGAAAAGAGCCTGATACATCGCCCTGCTCTGCGTAGCCGCGGGCCCCGGTGGGAAAAGAGCCTGATACATCGCCCTGCTCTGCGTAGCCGCGGGCCCCGGAGCTTGACTCGTCGCAGGCTTGCCCGGCATTTGCCCCATGGGCCGTGGTCCTTGCGCCGTGCTCGGTGGTATCAGGTTCGGTACACCCGTTGTTGCAGGCGCAGGAGGGGGAGGTTTAACCACGCTTGGTTGCGGAAGCTGCCGCGCAAGCAGTTCTTTTGCCGTAGGCTGTTGGGCCTCGACCCGTGCTTTCACGTCAGGGGACATGGGCAATGTCAATTCTCGCTGCCGTTTATCATCCCCACGAAGCTCTTCAAGTCCATACGTGCGAGCAAGCTGGTATGCGCGGTTGCCCGCACCCTCGGCGAGACGTGTGCCCAGTTGAAGGGATTGCGCACTCTGCGCTGCCCCCGCGCCAAGTTGTTGAAGAACCGACGGGGTGGGTCTTGTTGTCAAAAGGTAGTCGGCGTAGTCCTTGTTGGTCAGCGCCTTTTGCAAAACCTTGGCGTAGATGTCTTCTTGACGCGTGTTGAAGAACCGCATGCCAAAGTACGTCAAGGCATCAGGCACTCCACCACGACCTTGGCCTACGTTACGGATTGTTGTTGAGATACCACGCACTGTGGTGCCGAATTCTCTGGTCAAGTAATCATCCAACGTACTCCCGGGGGGCAACATTCCCTGTACCCGAACCGACGCATACACGTATTTTTGCGCGTCGGCAATGTCTCGCAGGGTATTCATTTCTGCCGGGGTGTACAGCATGCTCAAGGACTTCTGGTTTTGCTTGAGGAAGTTCTCGATGCCATCGGCCGTGTTGACGACTTTATCCCGGCCTAGTTGATCCCAGACCCGACGCCGCAAGGCCTCCATTTGCTCGGGGTCCTTGCCAAAGGCATTTGCCAAGGACCGCATGTCGGCGGGGTTTTTCAAGGCCTGCTTGATCAGCTGGTCTGCATCCGCGCCCTCGCGCGTTGCATTCTTGATCAGCGCGGTCAGCTGCACATCAACGGTGTCCGCTGCGACCTGCGCAACATTGCCTCGAAGCGTCATCAGGGATTTGATCTGGTCAGGGGTGAATACGCGCTGCGTAAACTCCTGCCCCGCGCCAGTAAGCAACATGTCCAGATTCTTTCCGGCCTGCGCTGCGGGAAGCACCGTGCCGCTCGGGGTCTGCATCGCGCGCAAGTAGGCCGCTTGTTGGAGGTTTGCAAACTCCGGGGAATCCTTACCAAACGCCTGTTCAAAACGACGCGCAACTTCCGTGGCCACTCCCTTTGAAGGAACCCCAGAGGAATTAAAAAGCTTATCCAGTACCTGATTGGCATTCAATTCGCGGTTATGCAGGACTTCCTGCATGGCGTTGCCCGACTGTTCTGAACCCTTGCGTGGTTCAAAGATATCGCCAACGGTCTTTCGCAACTCGCGTGCTTCAGCCAACGTGGCTAGATCGGCCGCCTCACCTTTAATAAATCCATTGTCAACGGCCCCCTCGAACCACTCATCAAGGCCTTTTTTGAGCAGGGCCACGCCACGCGCATCCTGCGGATTCTTCGCAGCACCGTAGAGCATGGAAAGCTCCCGACGAGTGCGCTCAAAATCCTGAAGAAAGATTTCATTGGGTTCTTCGGGTATGACATCGTCTGCTTTTGCTGCGGTTTTTTGTCCGCCAAAAGTATATTCGCCATACTTAGGTGGAGTGACCTCAATGGGTCCGCGCGGAAAATCCGAATCCCGAAACTTTTTAACCCCTAAAGCTTCTTTTTGAAGTTTTTCAAAGCTTCGGCCTAGTTGCGTTTCATCAATGCGTTGTGAACCTTTTTGGAACGCAACATAATCGGCAATGTATCGTTGCGTGGACCCTCGAAGCTTATTAAGCTGTGTATCCAACGCCGTAATTTTTTTGTGTTTTTGAGCCTCTGCAATTTGCCTGAAAGACCGTTGATCACGGGAAAAAGGCATTCCATACGACTGGATACGGTTTACCAGAAAACCATCCAAATCCTCGACGGTGTTTAACAGCTTTTTAGTTTGCGTGGCACCTGTATCACGAAGCGTTAGAAAGCTTTCAATAAAGGTGGGCTCAATAAGCTTATCGTTTACCCCTCGATTAAAGGCCGCGCTCATGCTCTTTAGCTGAGCGGTCCGTGCTTCTTGAGCCACGGCACCTGCTGCGCCTTCCACGCCTTCTTCCGCAGCTTGCGGCAACATGGACTTGATACGGTTCAGCCCCTTCAAAGTAGCGGGAGTGAGATCACCGGAAAGAAGGATGTTGGTCGGAGATGTTGACGAGGTGAGCGGAACAAAACCCTCACGTTCCACGGTTTGAACAAAACTCGCCAATGTTCCTTCAAGTGGGGCTTCTTCAAAAGCTTTTCCCTCGTCATCGATCATTCTCGTTTGGCCCAAGGCCTCCGGATCGATCCGTATGTCGCGTGTGTTAACCGAGTTGTATAGATCGTTGACTCGCGTGTCCATCTCGCCATACCGCGTCTGGAGAGTCTGGCGCTTGAGGTCCCCCGCTTGTGCTTGGCTATAAAGAGGCGTCGTGCCGGGAAGCGTGATCTCCTGATGGCCTTTGGCGAACAGCGGCCCCATCTCTCCGCTGGACATTGAGTCGCGGGTCGCGCGCAGAACCGCTTCCAGCGATGTTGCCGGAGCATTGGGTCCGAGGTCACGCAAAGACTGCTGGAAAGAGGCCTCAAGGCCCTGCTGGCGAGCAATCTCGTCCGCTGCCATTTGACCACTCAACCGAGCCCCACCCGCCGCTTGGGCCGCGAGCACCGCCGGATGACGGGCGCGCTCTGCCGGGGTGAGGTTGCCAAGGAACGCGAACTCCGGGCGTTGCATGAGACGATCCGCGGTTTCCTGTGCCAGACGTGTTTGCTGCGTGAACCCCGCGCCCCCCGGTTGCAGGGCTTCAAGCGAACTACCCACCTTTTTCTCGGCTAGTTTAGCCACCAGCTGCGCGGCGGTTTGGGTGCCCCTCGGGTAACCCGCAGCAATTTCCGGAGCAATACTTCCTGCACCGGGAGCCAACGCAGCTTGCGCGGCGGTAGCAACTGGGCTTCCACTTGAAATGGCTTGTCTTCCAGCCGTAAGGCCCCTGCGGATAAGGTTGGTTGGCAATAATTCAAGGGCCAACGGCGCAACAGCCGGGGCCAACGATTCCAAAAGGGTCTTCGCTTCTCCCGGGGCTTTTGTTTCGTTGATGGCTTGTTCGGTCGCCCCCGAAATTCCGCCCCATTTAAGGTCGGTCTTGAGCACCCCGACGGGGTTATCGCGCAGGTCTTTCATGATGCTGCCTGCGATCTTTTTAAATGTTCCAGCGTTTTGCGGGACTTGTGCAAGAAGCCCTGTCTGAGCCAATGGGCGCAAGATTCCAAAAGAAATTCCCACGTTCGAGCCGACCATATCGCCGATGGTCTTGGCATAGCGCTCAACGACATTACGGGGGGAGGTCTCGGGGCCTGCAACATCTTGGTAAAGGTTGGTCAGCTGGAAAGCGTCTTTTTCGGTCCCTCCAAGGCCTTTGGCAAGCTTACGCAAGACGTAATCAGGCGCAGCAAACAACCCCGCTTGAAAGCCAACGGAGGTCTGCTTCAGGACGCCAAGAATGTTGTCCATTGATGGGCTGAATTCGGTATCCGCAGCTTGAGGCCGCGGACCGCCTTCTTGGGTAATTGCTTTTCCCGTGTCCAGATCGAGCTGGTAACCCCCCGGCATCGTAATTGCCATGCTATTGCGCTCCTCGCTGGGGGTTGAGACGTTTCTGGATTCCCTCTTGTGCCATAAACGCCGGAAGGTCCGTTATCCGTTCCGCTTTTTTGCCCGGCCCGCTCGTCACATAGGGTTGATACCCCGGAGCGGTTTTGGCCACTTCAGCCAGTATCCGTAACGTCTTTGTGTCCATCACGTTCAAGGCCGTACCCTCGGTCATTCCAATCGGGGCATTTGGATCAATCCGACGCGCCGAATATTGATCCGGATAGAGCCTGTTAAAGCCGTCTGAAATGGAGTTTAGTTCATCAGTTTTTATTCGGTTAGTAATTGCAAAAGCAAGCGTTGGGTCTGTAAAAAAGTTTCCCGGGTTTACTAGCCATGTTGCAATCTCTTTTTGTTCCTGTACAGAAACCCTGCTCCCACCCGCCGCTACCGAGCGCTGAAGTGCCTTAGAAAGTTGTCTATTAGCGCTGGCCTTGTCATCTGTCATGACGTTCGCACCGGGGGCGTTAGTGCCAAACAACGGGAGGGTTACACCCCCCACTACGGCCCTGAAATACTCGCCGGGACCAAACGCCTTTGCAAAGTCCCCACCCAATACGTCATCGATCTTCCTAACAACATCCTGAGACGCCCGTATTTCTTCTCTAATCTTCGGCCTATCGGCCGTAGGAGCGCGATTAAGCGGCTGAACAGGCTTGGCCAAGGGGTTATCGTTGTCAATAAAACCCACCATTCCGGGTTTGGGAACATTAACTCCTGAAGAATAAAACTCTCCCGGCTTAAGCGTGTTTACAAGCGCGGGTTCACCGTCGGGGTCTGTCCCAACAACAAGTGTTTTGTTAAGCAAACCCATTGCCATGTTCCCCTGTTGTTGCGCATTTAAGTTGGGGTGTGACACGCGTACACTTGCCAAAAGCTCTTGATAAGGACGGTCTTTTTCTGCTTGCGAAACAAGAGCACGTATTCGTGCGACATCCCGCTCTTTCTCAAACTTACGCTCTTCAGACTGCTCACCCAGCACCTGCTCGGCTGCGGCAGCACGAATCTTCGTTTCCTTGCCTGCCTGCTGTGCACCCAATGCGGCAAGACCCGCCGGATCGCCAGCACCTGCACGAGAAATAGTCTCAAGCGGCGTGCGCCCACCCGCCGAGGGAATCTTCAACGCCGCATCCGCAAGAAGGAACAGCGCCTGCGCCTGCATCCAGTCCTTGTCCTCGGGCGAAGTAAGCGCCTGCTTCAACTCCCCAAACCGCTTGTTGGTGCGGCTCAAGAAGTCGTTGGTGCCATCACCCGCTTTTGCGGGGGAGACCACTGGAGGCCTAGTGGTTGCGGGGTCCTGACCGTCGGCCGGACCGGGGGGCGGGACTGCCCGGGGTGTGGTGTCCAAGCCCGGAGGGTTAGAGCTTTCCGGCCCTTCCGGGGGCGGGACTGCCATAGGCGGGACTGCCATAGGCGTGACTTCCGTGGGCCGAGGTCCGCCCAACCCCAGCGCAGCGGCACCGCCAACAGCCGTTGTTCCTGCTGCACCGCCGTATGCCTTTATAGGGTTCTTAGCAGCATAGCTGTTAACCCCCGCCCTCGCATCTTGTATCGCGTTTTCCACGCGCCCAGCCGTTGGTCCCAAGGGAGAGTTATACAAAGCGTCCACACCCTTTTGTGCCTGTGTGCCAATATAGTCCCCAGCACTTTTCAGCCCACCGCCAATAGCCCCCGCAGCATCGCGAACACCCCCATAGCCCAGCCTCCCCAGCTTTGCAAGCGTGTCCAACCCCACATACTCATGCAGCCCTGTGGTGGGGTTAATCGTCCCAGAACCGCCTTGATCCACCAGCATTTGACGGGCATCGGGGGACAAGTAGGCCAACTGCGAATCGCCAAAACGACCCGCATTCGCCACCATCCCGGCATCCCCACCACCTGCCATACCTACCGGAGCAGGCCCCTGACCCGGGGCTGCACCCGCGTTAGGGGCCGACGGAAAAGGCCCGGGTGCGCCTTGTGGCCCTTGGGCCGCGGCTCCCGGAAAGGGGGGCATACTTCCGGGCGGGGGCGGCATACCACCGGGAATGGGAGCGGGAGCAGGAACAGGAACAGGTGTCATACCGGGCAATGCTTGTGCCTCGGGGAGTGCTCCAATACCCTCCTTGGAACCAGCCAAAACAGGCTGTAGCAGTGCCAGCACCTCTTCAGGTGTATCACGCGCCACAGCGGGGCCAAAGAGGTCCGCAAGCTCTTTATATCGAGCGTCGACAGACCGCATGTCGCCGCGAAGAGTGTTCATCAGAATTTCAGGCGAACCCGGGCGGCGATCCGCCATGTGGGATGCCTCCATGTCCTCGTCATTTTGCGAGGGCTGAAGGTCATCGGGCGTCTCCTCCATGTCCCCCGAAGAGCCGGGGTCCATGAACCCCTGCATGATGCCAATATTGTCGATATCCGGGCGCAATGCACCACGGAACATGGGACGATCAAGAACTTTGGATTTCATGCCTGTTTTCCCAATGTTAGGTCAAAAAAGACCTGCTTTTTTAGCCCCAGAAGCCGCTGCAATCCCCGCGATCCCTACTCCCGCCGCTTGCATAAACGGACTCGCCGTCGGCGAGCTTGCAGCCGATGTCGACATCTGGGACGAAGGCGCACCCTTATAAATGTCCGACAGGAACCCGGCCTGCTGGTAAGGTGCATACACCTGCTGTAGCGTGTTTGCCCGGTTTGCGTCCAACACCTGCTGATTCTGCGCCTGCTGCGTCTGACCCGCGTTATACAACATGTTGATGTCGTTCGAGTTCATCTGCTGTGCCGTCTGGCCCAATGCTGCTTGTTGAACACCCAAGTTGCCCAACTGACCACCCAAAGTACCCATCGTCGTCGCCATGTTCTGGCCAATACCATACTGCTGCGCGGCCAACGAGCCGATACCTTGACCCAACGCCTGCTCGGCAGAAGCCTGTTGCGCGTAGATATTGCCCTGCTGGCCAGCCAAGTTGCCCGCGGTGGATGCCCCTTGGTTCAGGATATTGGCTGCACCTTGACCCAACTGCGCGTTGTTGATGGCCAACGAACCAAGGCCCTGCCCCAACTGGCCCTGTTGCCCGGCAATCCCGGACAGCGCTTGCCCCGCCTGTGTGGTCGCTTGACCTGCTGCCAGATTGCGCTGTTGACCTTGTTCGTATGCTTGCATGGCCGCTTGCTGCGCTTGCGAATAATTCTGTCCGTAGGCACTGGCAATGGCTTGGTTTTGCAATTGCGTGTTGTTGCGTTGAGTTTCCGCCTGCTGAACCGCTGCACGGTCCCCCCCAAACGCGCCCGCCTTAGTGGCCTGCGACGTGTTGGCCTGCTGTTGCATTTGCGACTGCCGGTTCATCTCCCCCAGCTGCGCTTGCAGCACTTGCTGGGTGTAGGGGTTCATGTAGGCCGCAGCGCTATTCGGGTCGTACTGACCTTGGCCCGAGGCTATTGTTCCAACAGCGCCCTGCACGGTCCCCGCTGCTTGGCCAAGACCGCCAATGCCTTGTGTAATGGCCGCTTTCGCAGGGTCCAGATTAGCGGTAGCCGACTGATTGGCCAGCGTATTGGCTTGCCCAAGCATGTTATTGCCCGCCGCAACACCACCAATTCCGCTGTTGATGTTGGCAGCAGCTTGACCCGCTCCTTGCATGGCTTGTTGTGCACCGGCGAACTGACCGCGGGTATCTGATCCACGGGCGATATCCGCGGCCTCTTGTGTAGCCCCTGTTGCTTGAGTCAGATTGCTTTGGGCTTGATTAACGTATGGAGCAAACGCTCCTATGCCTGTATTAGCTGCGGCGTTTAGGGCGCTTGTTTGGCTTGGAGAAAACCCCGCAATTTGATATTGCGGGAGTTGCGAGGCCAACGGAGCAGCTGGATTGCCGTACGCATCGGTGTTGTAAGCAAGATTAGAAGCGTTTCTAAGTAAGTTGAGCTTATAGGCTTCAACTTCAGGTGATTCGCTTACTATCTGCTGCGATACTGAAGTGGGCGCGGTTGCCATGCTTTATGCTTCCTTTACGTTTCCGCCGCGCTCAAGCATGTGCATGAGCTTGTACATGCGCTTTGCTCCTTCGCGTCGACTACCATTGCCCGCATTTCGAACGGCTTTCGCCGTCAGCACAAATTCGCCATCTGAAAGCATCGCGGGTATCGAGTCGGAAGTGCCCGTGCCTGATCCGCTTATTTCGCCATTGCGACGAGGGTAGCTCGGGGAAGTTCCTCCGGCGGCATAACCCATTCCTCCCCCATTTGAGAAGGTGTTGGTCATGGTGGGCACCATACTCCCCCCAGCGGTATCGGGGTCATTTACGGTCCCACCCACATTGTACCTTTTTGTAGGCAAGACTGAATAGGGCAAATTGTACGGTTGCGGAATGGTTGAGCCCGCCACATAATTAGAAGGCGCATTCGGCGCAATAGTGTAAGGCAAAACCGTTGCAAGAGGTTGCGGCCCGGGAGTGTTGACCGGGTTTTGCATTTGTGGAGCGGCCCCCGGATTATTCCAACCCTTCCAGTTCCCAAACATTTCTGGATGAGCATCCATATAGGCCTGCCCCGTCTGGGAACCCGTGCCCCACTGCGGCGCGAGCGGTTGGGGGTTCGGGGTGTAAGGCTTCGTTGCTCCTGTAAGTTGTGCTCCTAGCGTAGCAATACCCAGCGCAGGGCCGTATGTTTTGAGCATCCCCGGACCAGCAGCATCGTAGGCTTTCTTGTATACCTCTTGTTGTACCGCGGCAGGCGTATTAGGTGGAAGCTTGCTTAAAGCATCCGATCCCGCTTTAAGCTGTTCCTGTTGGACCATGTCGGCAGTTTTTCCGCCCCGTGTTAAGTAATCCATGGTCGTATCGTAGGGGTTGCCCGCAAACCTGTCCGCAAAAGAAGGCTGTACTGGAGGAGCTTCTGTGGCTAGGCCGGGAGTCATGGAAGGAAGCTTGGTGAATCCGTCTTTATACGGAGTCAAGGGCCCATTAGTAGTTCCTTGAGTGTCCGCCGATGCAACAGGAGCAACAGAAGCAACAGAAGCAACAGAAGCAACCGGAGATGTTGCGCTGTTGGGGTCGGCGGCGGTCGGGGCGTTGGAACCGGGCGCGGTCGGGGCGTTGGAACCGGGCGCGGCCGCAGCAGGAGACTGCCCCTGAAGAGCGGCTATTCCAGCACTTGTCGCACCCGCTTGCAATCCGGACTTCAAAGCCTGCCCAGCACTTTGCCCCGACAAAAGACCCGCCGTCGACCCTGTCAATCCCGCAGTCAAACCCTTGCCTAACCACGAAGGCGCTCCGCCGGGCAACGCATTCTGTATGTAGTCGCTCGGGCTAAAACCGAGCACAGTTCCGCCCCCTCCAATATAGGCGGTAGCGCCGCTGATCAAGGCGTCTTTAAGGCTCCCGCCTCCGAGCAGGGTTAGACCACCACTGACCGCTGCTGCCGTGCCCGCCATGCCAACACCAAGAACACCCGTAGCCGCGCCAGCAGCAGGTCCGAGGATCGTGGTCAACGCAACGGTGGCGATGATCCGGCCAACGGGGGAAGAAATGATATCTTTAGCAACGTCTACGACGGGTTGAAAAACTTCCTTAACGCTTTTGACTAAGCTACTAAAAAGCCCAAATTCCGGAAGGCCTGTGTAGGGATTAACTGAACCCATACCCCCGCGTTGTTGCAGCAGTCGAGCTTCTTCCGGGTTGATGTGCGCCAAGATGCTGTCGCCGTGCCTACCTTGGCCTTGCAAATGCTGCGCCATGTCCGCAATCCCACCCCCCGCCATGCCTTGCGGGGGTTGCATCACGCCACCTTGGCGATCCTTTAACTCGTGCAAAATCAACAGCACAACGCCGATAATCACCGGATTGTATTCAGGCGGGAGGTCCCCTTCGTTCAAATCCCCGTCCTGAATCGCTTGCGCTATGATTTCTTTGTACTGGCCCTTGTTTTGGTTTAGATACTCGAAGAGCGTGATCATCGAGTCGATCTGTTCTGGCGTGGGGTTAAGCTTTGCTATTGCCTGACGTATCTGCGCCTTGTATTGCGCAAGCTGTTGCGGAGCAACCCGCGAAAGCGCCGTCTGGGCAGCGTCATACGCATCTGCGCTAGACACAAACTGAGGTTTTTGAGCAGCAGGCGCGCCCTGCATCGGCTGCGCCTGCGGAAGGCCCATTACACCCGCAGGGGAACCCTGCATCGGTTGCTCCTGCGAAAGATTCATTACGCCTTCGTTAGCCATAGCTTTTCCTTAACTCCGGTCCATCTCAAGGTAGGACATCAGGTATTCAGTATCCGCCGTTGAGGAATAAACCGTCAAGGCGTCTACAGCAGTAAAAATAACAGGCAGCGCCGTTCCGTCCGCAGTGCCATTAGACAACATCTCTATTGTTTCGCCAACCGCAACAGTGGCGGTTCGAAGAATACGCAGAACCGAGGGGGTCTCACTCAGGTAATAACGAACCGTTACCGTCGCCGTCGCCGACCCCACGTTGGTCACCCGTATCCCTTTAACGACCGTCGCGTTTGCAGCGGGGACGGTATACAACGGTGTTGCAGTGGTTGCAGCAGGTCTTGCAAATGCCCTGAAGTATTTATTGGCCATATCAATCCATGAACCACGTGTAAGCCGCTGCCGTATCCTGCGATACGGTGGGAGTGTAATTTGTGTTTAAAGCCAAAACAAGCTGTTCCAGCGAACGGATCAGTTGGTTGGTCTGCTCCTGACTGTATTCGGGAGCCGCACCGTTTGGCAGACGGACATTGGGAATCTTTGCCATCTATCGTTTCCCGTCCGGCTGGATGTCCAGTCGGATTGATCCCAGACGCCACGTGTCATCAACCGCGCTGCTTTCTATTTTCAACGAAATTGCACGGCCCCTGATCCGCGTGTCAATTTTCTGTGTCGTCGAAGTGAAAGAATATGGCGTCAAGGAACTGACCTGATCCGGGGGCACGGCAAACGCACGGGACACCACGTAGAAATCCAACGTCCCAACTTGATTTGAAAAGTCGGGAACGATCCGTTTGACAAAGGAAATGTCGTCGCCATCCACTAGATCGAAGAAGGCGGATTCAACAAACGAGCTGATCGCATTGCCATTACCATTTGCCCCCACTTCCTGTGAGTAGACAATAGACACACCCGCCGTCAAACCCGAAACGGAAGGATACGCATTCGTCGTGCTATTTGGAGCCCATTCCGTTGCAATCGGCAGCTGATAAACCCCCCTGTCCCGCCACGTCGTGCGGGCCATTGTCCCCTGAGACCAGCAGTTTTCCAAGTAATTGTAGGTCACGTAGGCATCAATCACGTTGCTATTCAAGGTCGGATAAAACCACGTGGCTTCGTTAAACTCGGTGTTGAGGCCACAGTAAATCAACGAGCGTTGCGTGTAGTTGTAGTTTTGGAATACCGCATCCTGCACAGAACAGGGCACCTTTTTAACTGTTCCATCAAATACAAAGAACGCATCGGGGGACATCCAATAGGCCACCCCATTAACGTCCACTGCCGCGTTATTGCTTAAACACCCGCAGTTGGTTCCCAGCTGCTGAAACCCGAAAGTGTAAGGAACCCCCAAAAACTGCATGCCATAAAGCGCATTGTCTGTGAAGACCAGTAATTGTCCCCGTGAACGAATTGCCGTAGACAAGTAATTGCCATCGGTTAGCCTTTGCGAGCCCGCCGTATTAGTAGCAGTTGCTACCCAAGTTGTGTCATCTTCTGCCTCAGACCATCGCACAAGCATTGGGTCAAACGTGGCTGGGGTTGCAATGGTTTCTTCCGTTCCAAAGCACACTAAATGCCTGTCCGGAGTAGAAACCAACACGAACAAGTTTTTTGTAGGAGCATTGGATATTGCCGTTGCACGATTACTGAGGTTCGGAGGCCATTCATATACCTTGCCCTCACTGGCACAAGCAATCAGATTTTCACCAAAATTATCCAAAGCCCAGAGCCTTGGGTTGAGGGTCTTGACATTAAGGCGTGGGGTGTTCCAAGTACCCGTACCCCAAGTACCCGTACCCCAGCCGTAATCAGCAATGGCTGTTTCTGTGCCAATTGCCAACTGATAGGCAATTGTTGCGGTCCCCGGGGTGCTGTTCAACAGCGTTAAAGGGGACTTGACGGTGTAGGTGTTCACGGTGGGGACTGTTTGAACTTCATACTCAATGTCAAAAAACGAGGCTGTCAAACCGCCAAACGCTACCGAAGTAGCGGAAAACGTCACAAAATCGCCTACCGAAGCGCCGTGTGCAACGTCCGTTACAGTGATTACCGTGGTCGCATTGGTCGGGGTGATGACTACACCTGCATTTGTAACCCGAATCGGCGTGATGTCCGCAAAAATGCCCCCGCTATACACGTAAAGTTTTTTATTGGTCCCCACCGCTAGGTAAGGAGTTCCATCCAAATCATTCCATGCCCACGTATCACGTGCCACGCCAATCAAATTGTAACCCGACAAAAACGCAGTCCAACCCCCTATTTTCTCCGGAAGTCCATACCGAAAGCGAACATAGTCTGAGTTGATCCAACGGCCTTCAGCACCGTATTTCGAATCCTGTTTGTCGATGCCCGCAGCAAAGGCAACTTTTGTTAAAGGCATGGTTGCTATACCTTTACAGTCCCCAACAAGGGGCTAGAGGTCACATGGACCGCGACGCTTTGTGAGGCGGTCCACGGTTTGCCACAAGCGGTGCAGACCCCGGTTGCTTCTTCCATCGCGCTTACTGGATCAAGGCACTCGACACACAGCACCTCCACCTCGTGACGGGGAAGTATCTTTGGGGAACCGTCCGCATAGGTGCCAACAAGTTCAGAAGCGACGACGGTTCTCATGTTGTGCCCTTTGCGGCGTTCTTTGTCAGGAATGCAATGAGCCAGATCATTTGCCCTCCAGTGCGGCTAGTTTAGGAAGAAAGTCTTGTTTTTCAGGCTCAACAATGACCTTGCCATTCTTGTCAGTCCATTCTGTTTCCATCATGTGCTTGTCCTGACGCTCACCTATAACCATCCAGCTAATCAATGCAGTTGATGTTGGGTCTTGGCAGTCCATAGAAAGAATGTTGCCATCGACAGAACCGCGAACGTGGTTCCAATCCGTTTCATTGCTTGTAAAACATTGAACATCACGGCACAGAATAACAAACGTGCCTTCAGTCATTGTGGCAGCGGTGTCTATATTGACCGTGGCTTTCCCGTCAACCAGATTCACTTTGCCGCGATAGATCAAATCGGCCTGTGGACCTTCGATGAACGAATGCACCAGTTGATGGGTAGCCGCAAGGGTAGGCAGAGGGTGGGGTATGCGGAACGAGCCAGAACCTTTTGACAGCGCGCCGGTGATGTTGGTGTTGCCCGAGGAGTTAATTTCAACGCCTCCAGACGCAGCCGCACGGGTTGCTCCGCAATATAAGCCCAACCCACCACCACCCCTAATGCCCATCGCGCCGCCACCAAACATTCCAATATTAACGCCTGTGTCAGAGCCGTATAGGTCTGAACCCATCTTAATTTTGGTGGCAGACGAATTAAATGCGTCAAGATCAACGACAGTATTGGCGGTGGCTGTGGTCATCCCACCTTGCAGAAGCAAATTTCCATTAGTTGTTAATTGACCCGCAACGGTTGCAGTCGAACTAAGCGTTGTTGCTCCCGTCACCCCAAGAGTCGAACTAAGCGTTGTTGCTCCCGTCACCCCAAGAGTCGAACTAAGCGTTGTTGCTCCCGTCACCCCAAGAGTCGAACTAAGCGTTGCGGCACCACTAACACTCTGCGTCCCAGTAACAGCAATCCCCGCGCTGGTCATCGCCAGCTTCGTTGTCCCATTACTCTGAAGGTTAAGGTTGCCCGTTGTGTCGGCAGTTGTTACGACCCCAGCAGAGGTCGATGCGTTGATCGATGCGGCCATTATTTATTCTCCAGTGCAGCTACTTCTGCAAGGTAGGTGGCCTCATCAATGAATTCAGGCACAAGACCTTGCTCTGCAAGCATGTTTACTATCGTTTCTTGGCTCATGCCTTCGTAGGCAACAAGACCACCATTAAGTCTGGCAAAGAATTTCATCTGGCTCTCCTTGCGCGGATATATCCACCGCCAGTCATCGTACTGATTGTAAATTGAGAATATAGGGTTAAATAAATTGTAGTTGTTGACGCTAAAGAAAACCTTACCGAAGGTGTAGTAAATATTACTTGCGCTACACCAGTTGGCAGCGTGTAAGGCATGTCAGTGTATTGACCAAGAATAGTGTTGGTCCCTGAAACAGTCGATATACCACCAATCAACCTTGTTACAACAGTAGACGCTGCCGGAACAAAAGCAACGGTGCCATATACGTCCCAATCTCCCGCAGTTAAAGAAATGCTAGTGGCGTTTGCGCCGCCTGCGTTTGAGAGATTTACGGCATTAGTAGTTGCTATTGCGCTAGTAACTTCCCCCACATACCCAGCAACGGCATCGTCATTCGTCGTTGTGCCTACAATGACCTTTGTTGCTGGCCCAGTTACCCCAGCCGTACCATCAAGAGTGAGTGACATTATTTATTCTCCCTACAACACTTGATATGAGAATGTGAAAAACAAATTCTGCAAAGCTGTATCCATAGACCAGCCGTCAATTGTTATGTCATCCGTTGCAGCAGTTGCATACATGTTCCACCCGTCATTAGCACCCCCATTAACAGGTCTACTTCCACTACCACCAGCGTCTGTAGATGAAGTAAAGTTTGAGGCAATAGGTAGGCTAATTCTTAGGCTTGATGCCCCTGTTGCTGTCGTGTCTACGCCAATAAATCCACCAACAAATACTATGTTTCCAACCCGCACATAGCTAAGAGGATACGCATTTGTTGCCGCTATGTTGGTTCCGTTTGTAATGCTTGGCGTGTACCTTCCTGAAGTCCCCGTCACCAAAGTCCCCGTAGCACTCGGCAGCGTAATGGTCGCAGTGACCGCATCCACTGGCGTGAGCGTGGTCGATCCGCTTGTTGCTCCTGCTAGAACTACTGATCCCATCTCAATCTCCTAAGAAACTACCCAGCGAGCGGTTCCATTCAAGGTGACCGCAACCCCGCCGCTAATTGTTATTGGACCCACACTCGATGCGGAATTCCCCGTTGCAACCGTACAACTTACAGACACCGTTTGGCTATTCACAAACAAACCATTGAGAGAATTCAATGTCGTAGCGGCCAACTCACCCGTGGATGGCTTGTACAGAAGTTTGGCGTTTGACGTATAGACAGTGGTTGCGGTGCCGCTAGTAGCACTTGCAAACAACGGGTACAGGTTGGATGCAGTGGAGGTGTCATTGGAAACAGAGGCCCCCCCAACAGGATTCCAAGCAGGGCTTGATCCGCTATATCCTTCAAACTGGCTGGTAGTCGTGTTGTAACGAAGCATCCCAGTAGTTGGGGTCGGTTGCTGCGCCGTGGTCCCCTTGCTAATCAGCAAAGCGCCAGTGGACGAGAATGTTGAGTCTAACGTGGCGGTCAGAGTGGTGAATGCGCCTGTGGTGGCTGTTGTTGCACCTACCGTACCGTTGATGTTGATCGATGCGGTGCCAGTCAGGTTTGTGACCGTGCCTGATGCGGGGGTTCCAAGTACTGCACCATTGCCTAGAGTCGCTACACCCGTTACCCCAAGCGTCCCGCCTACTGTAGCGTTACCCGATATGGCATTATGAGCTTCTACGATGTCTGTAAAGTTTGATACAAGAATAACTTTCCTGCCGTTAGGGACAGACACTCCAGTCTGTCCGCTGACCTTCACGGTTACAGCGTAACCACCTGTAGTGTTGTTGTACACAAAGTAGAGCTTCTTGTTGGTAGGCACGATTAGGTTGCGCGTAGCCGTAAGCGCGCCCGTAAGTTCCAAGAACATGTTACGCGCAACACCCGTAGTCCCGTTGGGAATCGTGATTGTGGTGTCAGCGCCATCTGTAATAGCCTGCGTCGCATACCCGCTGATGGCTTGCTCTAGCAGAGTGCCCAAGTTCGTGTTGGTCGTGTCACCCCATGTATTGGACTGTTCTCCAGTCGCCATCAGGGTCAGAGCAAGGTTTGTAGAGTAAGTAGCCATTTGTCACCTATGCAGCAAGTTTTGTCCACACAGGGCTCTGCGCAGACGTGTTTTCAGACCATGTAGGATTCTGAGACCCACTATTCGCATTCCATACCGGAGTATAGACGTTTTGGGACTTGGTCCAAATCAATACGGAATGCACAGACCCGATGGCCGAGACCCCTGTTACAACCTTGCCAATTTCAACAACAACGCTGTTGACCGATCCTGTGGCCGAAACCCCCGTGACGTTTACCACCGTAGTGATGGTTGTCACAACGCTATTGACCGACCCCGTTCCGACTAACCCCGAAACACTAATGCTGTCGTCAATCTGAACCGCAACGCTGTTGATAGACCCGGTCCCAACCAGCCCCGAAACACTGATGCTGTCGTCAACCTGAATTGCAACGCTATTGACCGATCCCGTCCCAACTAACCCCGAAACGCTAATGCTGTCGTCAACCTGAACCGCAACGCTATTGACCGACCCCGTTCCGACTAACCCCGTAACGCTGATGCTGTCGTCAACTTGGATCGCTACGCTGTTGACCGACCCCGTCCCCACCAATCCCGAAACGCTGACGCTGTCGTCAACTTGAACCGCAACGCTATTGACCGACCCCGTCCCCACCAATCCCGAAACGCTGATGTCGTCGTCAACCTGAACCGCAACGCTATTGACCGACCCCGTTCCGACTAACCCCGTAACGCTGATGCTGTCGTCAACCTGAATTGAAACGCTGTTGACCGACCCCGTCCCGACTAACCCCGAGACATTAATGCCTACTTCAATCGCGACGCTGTTGACCGACCCCGTAGCAGAAACAAAAGAAACGCCATTGCCCCACGTCTGTTCTCCCCATCCGACAACGGAGTTCCATCCGTCAAAGGCAACAGTAGCGTTGGCCACTTAACTCACCTATGCAATCTGAATAATCGCAGTGCCTGCGCCCGCGGTCGGGAACACAATTGTAAACGTGCCACTGGACACCACTTGGTCCGTTACAAAGTCCAGAATGCACACCGCGTAATTGGTCGATGCCTGATAAATCATCGCACCACGCGTTGTGAACGTCGCCGACGACCAGCTTGAGTCGTTAAAGTCTGTGAATGCCGTCGTGCCGCCCGAAGTTGGGGTCACGTTGACCAGCGTGTTTCCACCCGTGGTATACCCACTGCCGTTGGCCAGTTCGTCCGATGTCATGCTGCTGTAGCTGGTCGTTGCGGCACCATACGTCCCTACAATGCTTGCATTCGCCTTAAACAGCGCGATCTTGTAAGCGGGGGAAGCCGATGTCGTAAAGTTGTGTGATCCAGTAAGCAGTTGCACCTTGAAACTGGTGACCATTGCCTGTGTTAAACCTGCCATATCGTTCTCCTTTTAAAAAAATCAAACTCCACGCGCATACGGCGGGGGGTTCGAGACCAATGGAACACGAAGCATCCCATCCCGAAACTCGTCGCGACGTCCGCGCCCCTGTTGCTCCATGGCCAGCTTCTGCACGGAATCCGTATACCGTTGCTGGAACTGCGCTAGAACGTCCAACGGACCTTTGGTGAACAGATACGCCTCCACCAACACAGCATATGTCAAGACCTCCGGAGCGTTGTCCGAGAGCCACGTGTTGGGGTTGGCCGCGGACAGCTGCGTGGTGCGCCGAAAGTAAGCCAGCTCTAGCTGGTAATTCAACGACCCCGTTAAAGCAGGCGCGATATACAGCGTGGATTGATCCCACAACGCGTAGTACTTTGGCGAAGCAGAGCTTGTGCTGGTATTTGCCGTGTACTCCGTCATAAAGCTAATGTCCCGCTGCTCAAGGAATACTCGGTCTCCACTTGTCGGGATGTACTGGAGATACCGTGCAAACAGAAAGCCCGAGGGCACCGCAATTTTGGGCTGCGTCGTGCCTATTGTGGCAATGTCATATTCTTTGAACGCATCCAAATCGACATCGCGCATGATGCGGTTCTCAGCGACAAGAATAAAGTTACCCAACACCGTCGGCGTGAAAACCGTGGCATCAATTTCCATGTAACTTTTAATGTTGTCGGTGAATTGCGTATAGTTCATGTGATTACCACAGTAACTGAATTAAGCATGCACTGCGCTAAAACCAAATCGTTTTGTGCATCAGGAACCATTCCCGTTGCAGAAAACACCGAGTTGCCCGGAGCGCCTACAAACACATCCAACGGTTCTTTGGGTTGCGGCCGCGGTTCTTGCAAAGCGATTGCATCAGAGACGTTACGACGAGGCTCTAGCTGCGGGTGCTTTGGTTCGTAACAAAACGGGCAGGTCTTTAACCCCTGCCATTCCTTTCTTAGCTCGCTAAGAAGGAAGCGCTGGTTACAGCGGTCGCACAGAGCATTTGATTGCCTGCCTTGTGCATACATTCTAGAACATCGTCCGGTCAGGGACCAGATAAACGCTTGCGATGTCCCTGTCCTCTTGCGCCGCGCGCAGGAAATCTTCTTCGTAAATCTGTTTTAACATAACAATGCGGTCTGGAGCGCGCTTCATTGCTATGTAATACGACAATCCGGAAGCCAAACACGGCAAAAACCGGAAATTGATGTCCATCGTGTTCGTATAGCTGCCCGCATCCTGAACCCTACGAATCGCGTAATACACAAAGGTATAGGTCGTTGACGAATCCGGATTCGGGTAAAAGTACACCTTTGGACTAATTGTTCGTTCTACGTAAAACTGCGCCGGGCGCGATTGCGTAGCCACCTTGACTGGGGTGTGCAACCACTCGGCTCGACTAAACCTGTTCAACGTAATATCGGTTTGCACGCCGTTTGATGTAGATCTGATTACGGCTTCCAGCACATTGACCGTGTCCGCGGGCAGGGTGTATTCGTAAGTCCCCGCCACCAAGGCCAAGGTGCGCTGTTCAATTGTCCAGAGGTTAAGGCCCCGGCTCGCCCAGTCCAAGAACATAAGGTTCAGGGATCGACGAGCCGTTTTTATGTCATAGCCCGCACGAACTTGAAGACCGCAGCGTTCAAACGCTTCGGAAATTAGTTCGTCCACGTCCAAATCGAACGTGGTTGTTCCAGATGTGGTCATTACCAGCTAGTAGGCTGCGGAATACGCTTGCTGATGGGGTTTTCAACCGTACCTTGCAGCTTTTGCGAATCAAAATCCACATCCACCTTTTCAGGTTTTTTGGCTTGTTCCGTGCTGTCCGACATCACTGCGCCAAAACCCTTGATTGCAGCGCCTACACCACGCTTATGACCTCTGTTTTCCATGTGATTCCCCTAAATTAATCTTTAGACCGAAATTTTCGGGCCATTCCACCATAATTTTTGTGCTCGGCTTTTTCCATCGAAGGCGTTTCCTTGGCTTCGTGACGTTTCATAGCAGCTTTGCTCATGTATTTTTCGCCAGAACTTTTTTCCATAACTCCACCTTTGGCTTTGCCCGCCTTATGAGCCACGCCCATCGGTTTGTTCGCATGCTTTTGCATGGCCATGTCCTGCTTGCGATCATAGGACGACGGCTTGGCTTCACCGCCCTTAGCATAAGCGCTTTGCGGGGCAATCATCGGCAGGTTCTTGGCCATCTTACCCGCCATCAGCGCGCGACCCTGACGATCCGCAGTTGCTGATCCACCTTTTGCTTTACGCATTGGAAAAGCATCGGCAACAGGCATGGACCGCATGGGAGCTTTACCCATGGACATAATCCCTTTGCCCATGGACATAGACCCACCTTTAGCCGCTTTAATCGGTTTTCCCATTGCCATTAGTTTATGGCGATTGGTGTTTTTCATCGAATTGTCCATTCTTGACCCCTTGGTTTAGCCGTAAAAGGCGGTTGCGGTAACGGATGTTGGGACACCTATATACAGCCCCGATTCTGCCAAAATCCCGTCTCCGGGACACGTGAAAGAGAACGTCGTTGCATTCGTCGTGTCCACTTCCAACAGGATTGACGAATACACCGACACGTTTCCCGAATTGGTTGCGGACGCGGCAGTGACTGTAAAAGTTGACGCGTTGGCCGTTGCAATAGCATACGCGGCACTGACTGCGCTGCCCGAAGTGATGGTTAACCAAACTCGGTCACCTACCGTAAAACTATTTGCCATGGTGACCGTAATAACCGTGGTAGTTTGCGAATAAGTCGCCAAAGTAGGCGTATTCTCGGCAAATACCATGTGCGCAGTGGATGTGACCGACGGGCAGACAATGCCGCCTTTTAGTCGTGTGCGGCCACTCGCTACTACTGCACCTGAACTAGCTTTATGCGACGACTTTACATCATATTGAAAACTCATATATCAGTCCTCCTGTTTCTCTACCGGCAATGGATCAGGAAGACCATGAGCAGCAAATGTAAGGTCTTTTTCCACGGGGTCCGGAGCGTCTAACCGCATCAATAGCGCCTTCATAGTATCCACCGCTGCTTGGGAAGCAACGGCCACGTCATGTGCGTGGTTCCGTTGCTTTTCCATTTTAACGATTTCTTCTTGAAGAAACTCTTGGGTGATTTGCATTACGCAACCGTCGAAACCATGATGTAGTAGGTTGTACCGCCCGATATAACAGGGATGGTGTGGGTAACAACCGGGCTACCGACCTTTGCACGAAAGACGCCGGTCGCGCTCACCGCGGGCATCAACGCAAAATTGCCCACTTCGCCTGTTCCAGAGTTGGTAACGCGCAGGAACGAAGCGTTTGACCAAGTGCCGCCGGATGCAAAATCCGAATCCAGTTGCAAAGCCGCCAGAGTGCCGCCCGGGTTGGTTGAAGAACCACCGAGAGTTGCACGAATTGCATTGGCAGCGCCAGAGATCGTGCCCGCGCCGTTAATTGAGCAGCTGATGTGTGAGCCGTTAATGGTCCCGCCCGTTGCGGCATTTACGCCAGTTACAACGGAAAATGAACGGATGGTTTCTCCGGAACCAGTGCTGGTAAAGGTCAGCTTGCTGTAGTTGAGACGCGTGTCACCCGTGGTAGCAGAAGTCGTTCCATAGGAACTAGAAATGTTCTGTGCAGTGGTAACAGAGATGGGGGAAGCTGACGTTCCGCCGATAAAGCCGTTCAAGGATTGAACGGGGCCAGTAAATGTAGTTTGAGCCATGGCAGTTCCTTTGTGTTGTAGCACATCCTCACACAGTCTCTACAACGTCTGCTGGGGGCAGTCTGTGCAAGTAAAATTTCCCAGATTGGTAAAACAGGTGGACGCTTTAAGCTGTCTTTTAATGGCTAGTTCTTCAGTCTGCCATCCACCCTTGTTTCCTTACGCGCCCGGGGAACCGTAGATACCACGGGGGTCAGACCAGCCGAAGCTGTAACGCTCGCGAGCCTTGTAACGCACGTTGCCGGTATCGAAGTCACCCTCGAAGGCGGTGCGAATAGGTGCACGCTGGAACATCTTCAGGCCGTTAGGCGCATCAGTCATCAGGAACCAAGCATCGGTATCCGTCAGAAAGTGGTTGACACACCAGCCTTCCGGAACAAGACCCATCGACTTGATCGCGTTGATGTCGTTGTCCGCCGTTGCAGTGCGCAGCGTGGACTTCATCAGACGCTCAGAAGTAAATTGGTTCTCTTTCGGAACGACCATCTTCATTGCCATGACAGCGATCTTCAGACCACGCTCATCCGTAAACCCGGCAATATCGATGATGCCCTGTTCGAGAGAAGTCTCGTTCAGGTCAGCAGCGACGCTGGGGGTGTTCGAGAACGTCGGGCCAAGGGCCGTCGGGTGCGCGTTGTAGCACAGCGGTACACCGTCACCACCGTAGTAAGCAGCAGAGTTGGTGAATGCGTTATTCAGGATGTTTGCACCAGTGACCTGCTTGGTGTTAGCCATCGAACGCGCAAGCGCCTTGGTGTAACGCGACGCCAGACGGTCATACAGGTTATCTTCAATCGCCTCTTCGGTGATCGAGAAAGCCAGTGCAACAGTCTGGTGGGTGTATCGAGCCGTGAACGACTCGTTTGCCATGTCATACGCAACCCCGGCACCTTCCGCCTTGTTAGGAGCGGCCGCGAAGCCCGTCAGCATCACCTCTTCTTCGAACGCACGCTCAGACGATTCAATATCAAAAATGTCTTCGTGTTCGTTCTCATAACGCTTGTATTCCATACCGAACAGGGCGTTCAGTCCGGGCTCAAGCTCTTTTACTAGTTGTGCACGAGTGATGGCCATGATTAAACTCCCGCAGTGCCGGTACTGGCACCATAAAGATGGTTATTCGGCTTAACAATAAGCTCTGCGTACTCTGAGAGCACATCGTTATTCCCCGGAGCGTTGTACACGCCAATGACTTTCCATGCGTAAGTAGCATTGCCCGTGGCCGGAACATCGACCTGTTGGCCAGAAATGCCTGTGGTGGTGCTGCCCGAAGTGGACGTGACAATCACTGCATTACGACCAACGGCCGTAACAGCTGCGATGCCCGAACACTGAACAACAAACGAGGAAGTCGGGTCGTCAACAACAAAAGCAACGATGTCCGAAGCAACGATGCTGCCCGGGTAGTAGTTTTTAAACGTGGTTTTCTTGGTGGTTGGATCAGTATACTGACAACCCACGAAGACACCCAACAACGGACCAGAGGTAGCTATGTTAACGTAGCCTCCAGACAAGGTAACGCAATCGCCCTGAAAAATCGCGGTGCCATAGTTGCTGGAAATACTGTAAGAAGTATTGCCTTGGTTTGCAACAGTGCTACCCACACGACCTACCGGACGAAAACCAAAGGCTTTATTTGTGTTAGCCATTGAAATTCTCCAAAAAGATTAGGGTCAACCCGGCCCTTAACTACGAGGGCCAGAAAAAGTTACACGTGAGTCCCGTTCAGGGTTTCCAATGCGCATGCTCCCATGTGCATTTTCTCTCATCATGTCATTATCGATTGCTTGAATCTGCTCTCTTGCCTTTTGCAGAAAATATGCGTTTCGTTCTTCTTTGGTCTCCAACGGAATCTTGGCAAGCATAAGGCCCCCTACTGCAACCACGCCTTTGTATTTGCCATCATCGACAGTAGGCATGTAGTCACGATGCTCTTCCGGCAATTCCTCTATACGAACGAGTTCATAGCCTTCGCGCAACTTACCAAACACATGCTGTTTGTCAGAAAAACCGTTAACTTCCGAACGAATCCAACGATACGCATACCCCTCTGGAGGTTGAGGAGCATCAAGTCTAGAAGGACGAACCCATGGGCGACGACGCGCAGTTGCCTCACGGCCATCGGACGTGCGAGCTTTGCGATCTAACGAGGGTACTTGTGTCTTATCCATGATTTAATCCTTCACGTATTTGGCATATTCCTCAAGAGGAACGCCAAGTTTTTTAGCAATCGCTACCTGACTTGGTGAAAGTCGAACGGAGCGGCGTGCGGTATTGACCCCGGAGGACCGGGTAGCAGGTGCAACCGCTTGCACGGGACGTTGCACTCTGGTTTCAGCAGGTTGCGCTGTTTCTCGCTTTACCTTGTTAGGAAAAGTGTCAACAACGCGCCTGTCAAGCTCATCATAATACTCATCCGAACTGGCGTCAAATCCTTCATTTTCAATTAATTGACGATGAATTCCCCAAACCGCATGGGTCATTACAGTGTCTTTGCCAAACCATTGATTTCTCTCCGCCCACTCTTCCGCCCGCGGGTCCGGTTGAGCGGGTGCTTGTGGGGCTCGTTGGGCTTGTTGAGCCTGCTGGGCTAACTGGGCCTGTCGTGAGTCATACGCCTGTTGCTTAGCTTGCGTCTCTTCCGTCATGGATCGTTGCTCAAACATCAGCGAAGTCAGACGCTCATGAGCTTCTGTTTCCGTGTCGATATCCCCCTCTTCACGAGCTTTGCGGATAATCTGTTTCAGAGCAATTGCTTGCGTCTCAGACCGGGTTTTAGCTTCAGAAAGACGGCCATTGTCGGTATGCAGAAGGCGCTTTTCAAGTTCCTGCGATTGCCGCTGTACTCCTTGGGCATATTCCACGGCCGCTTGCTCTCGCCGTTCTGTTTCTCGAAGGCGAGAAGTCAGCTTATCAATGCGTTTTTTGACGTTTTCGCTGTAATCCCCCAGCTCATCCGGTTTTTTGCGCTTTGTAGGGGTGTCCGCCACAACTTCAGGGGCCTGCAATGCGACAGGTCGGTTTGACGAATCCGGTTGGGTTTCCTCCAAATTTATGGTAACCGCCTTTTCGTCATCCCCCAGCTTTAAATCCAATTGTGTGTCTTCGGTTTCAATGGTCATATAAGCCTTACATGTGAAGGATGTCTTCTGGGTCGTTAACTACCGCCAGAATTTCATCGTCGTTCAAAACACGGATTTCGCCACCTTCAATATTCAGCCGAGACCCCCCGTAACGGGCAAAAACCACCCAATCACCCTCCTTGCACCACGGGCCCTTGGGAAACTTGGATTGGTCGGCGTAGGCCAGATCGCCCATTTTCAGGACGTAGCCACAACTGGTGGTCAGCTGATTAAGCTGCCGCGTTTGCTCCGGAAGGGCAATTCCACCCTTGCTCTTCTCCCGTCCCATGTAGGGAAGAACCGTTATTCGCCAGCCAGTGGGCTGCGGAACACGCTCCCGAACCTTCTCATGAAGGGTTTTTGGGTCTAAGACGCCTGAATCAGCATAACTATCGGCCAACTCGGGTCCTCTTTCTTCTTTTTCTTCTTTCCACTTCTTTTCCAAAACGGTCAGGGTTTCGGTCGCACTCATAAGGCTCCTTTCGGGGTTAAAAATCTTCCTTGTTTTTGGAAAGCAAGTCTTTTACGGCTTGCTCAGCAAATCTAAGACCCTCAAGTCTGCCCATCAGAAAGCGATACCTTTCCATGTCGGAAATGGAACCATTTAATACAAGACTTTCTGCGTCCTGTTGCAAGCGACGAATTTCTTTTAACAGAGCTTCTGCAAACTCAAGCATGGTTAATTCCATGTAATAGCAGACGGGTTAAAGGCCCCGTCTGGTGGCCTTGCTTATGTTAGTTAGTACACACCAACAGGGAGTTTACCATCTCTTTTGTAAGTTATGGAACCTCCTTTTTTACGGATAGCTGAAACTTGATTGCGAGTGGTCACCGATACTCCCGTCTTCTCCGGAGGAAAGTTTTTGACGTTTTTACGACCTTCTTCCTGCGCCAGCCTACGACGCCCACCCACCGGACCCCCCGCAGCCATGAGCTTGTCTTCTTTTGACTTGTTCAAGGAAATAGCAATCGCCTGCTTGATCGCCGCAGTTTTACTGGCGGGTCTGCTTGAGCCAATTCGACCCTTGTTTTTATACGTGTCGACAAGCTCCTTTATGTTGGAGCTGACGACCTTACGACTACTGCCTGTTTTGAGTGGCATTCGGATTTCCTCTAAAAGGGGGCTGTGCCCGCAACATTGCAATTTTTTCCTGTGAAACAATCTTGGCCTGCTCTTCCTGCGCATCCATCATGAGCTTTTGTTGTTGCAATCCTTCATCAGCCTTGTTAGATGCTTCAGTAATCCCAAGTTCTTTTTCTTTCAACGAGACCAACGGGTCACTTTGATCGCCTTGCAACTTGGTTTGAAGTTCCTTGATATCTTGCATGTACTGGGCAATCTTTAACGCAATCATGCCTTCTTTCTGCAACGCAGAAATCAAGTCTTTAGGGTCTTTACCGTATTGCTTGAACAATTCTGCTTCGGTTTGCTCTTCCGCTTTCAACCGCATGTGCTCCAAGAGGTGCTGCTGCAACCTAACGGCAGCGGCCGGATTAGCTTGCAACATCGGCGAAAAACCTTGTATCAGATGCGACACCGTGTGCGCATCATGCTGCTGACCAGCAAACGCTTTTAACGGAGCACCTTCCAATACCTCGGAGTTTTCTGTTGCAGGGTCTTTTGGGTGCTGGACGTTTTGTGGTTTTAGAATTGCATCAATATCCCGCACATTTAACGCCGAGTACATCCGGTGGTATGCTTGATACATGTCATGCATTTGCGGTGCGCTTTGCGCCAACTGCAACTGCGTCTGGGCTAGGGTCACTCTTTGCGCTGAAGAAAAGATGTTCGGGTCAGCAACAGGCAATACCGCTATCAGGTCGTCAAAATCTTTTTTCTTGACCGTCCGTGATGCCCCGGGAACGTCATACGGGTATTCGTCAGGCAAGAACTGCCCAAACCCAGCCGCCAACATCTTAAATTCTTGTTTTTGCGCGTAGTGCAGACGCTTGTGAATCGAAGACATCACCATTGACCCGCGTTCCAGCAACGCAATCGTCGTTCCAACCGCAGCGTATTGATTTCCATCGCCCACGGCCATGTCCGCCGTGTTTGCCAACCGCTGACCTGCCTCTACACAGAACCCCAACAGCTGGAATAGCGTCTGGCTAGGCTCCTTGTACGGCATTGGCAACATCTGGCTCGTCAGTTCCGCACCCCCGGCATCCATATCCCGCCATTCACCCGGTTGCAACGGCACATCGTCGTTCATGATCCGTGCGCCTTTGGCCTTGAACCCCGCGGGCAGGTTGGCCAACGTCCCCGCATCAATCAATTGACGCAAAGCACTTGTCGCGGACCGCGAAAGACCTCCAATCAGGTGCACAAAACCCAAGCCATACGCACCAAGGCCCTCGATCAACACGTAATGAACAAAATACTGCTTCCTGCGTTTCTTAGCATCCTCTGGGTCCCAGTTTCTGCGCACAGAAACCACCCTGTTTTGGCTTTCTTCAATGGTGATCACATAGGGAAGCTTAATTCCTGTGGGTTCACCCGATTCATCCTCATCTTCAAACCCCGGAAGGTCCCAATCCACCTGAAACTCAAGGAAAAACAGCTCTTCTGTCTCACTGGAAGGCAAAATACCCGATATTTTGTCAACTCTTTCGCCAATTTGGTCCGGAATAGCCGGTTGCGCGCTTGGTTTTAGGTCTAAATCAAGGTATTCACCACTGTAAACACGTCTGCGGTAGTCATTTTCGCTCATTGCAAGGCGATGCGTGATTCGTGAGCATTGGCTCATGACACTTGAGCCGCTATACGGGATGTACAGGTCATCTGGCAATACCAGCTTGCTCACCATCCGCTCAAGGTGGTAGTCGTAATACACCTTCTTGAACACCGAACCGCCATACCCAAGGTAAAAAAGCGCCTGATCCATCTCCGGGGTGTACTCTTCCATCACCGTCGTAAGCTGGTAGTTCATGAAATCCCGCACGCGCTCGGCTTGCTGCATTTTGTCATTAGTCTCTTTGCCCAGCACTTGCGTGCGCACAGGACCTTCGGCGGGCATCAGCTCTTTGTAAGCTTGCGATTGGAACTGCACAATCGCCTGCGAGAGCAGCGGATGCGCAACCCCGGCAGCGCCCTTGAACGGCTTGGTGCGTTCCTCGTATTTAAAGCCCAACAGATCAAGGCCCTTGGAATACTGTTGCTCCCACTCCCCGCGCGAGGTCTTGTCAGCATCAAAAAGCGTCGACAATTCCGAAGCAATATGGCCAAGCTCACCTTCGTCAACAACTTCCGCAAGGTTTGCTTCAAACAAAAGTTCTTCTTCCGGAAGCCCTACCGTCGCCCCGCCGTCGTCCTCCAGAATAATCTCAACGTCTGGCATGCTTTCGCCCAGCAAAAGGGCGTTGCCCGACTCAACTTCATTTAATGCTTTGTCAATAGGCATGTTGTGTCCTTGGCATTTCTTTCAGGAGACGGGCCGCGCTCACCGCGCCCCCTCTTTTAAGTGGAAGTGGTGGAGGAGTACGCAGTGCTTTTTGCAACTGCTGCATGCTGGGGGACAGATATCTTTCGCCTTCAATTATCCTAACCGGGTTGAGTTGTGTTGCAAGGTCATAAACCATGCTGTCGTAATCAACCGGAGCCGTATCCCCCGTCTTTGTCCCGTTGCCCTTGGTCTGAGAAATTGTCCTCTTGGTGGGGTCTTTAGCATTAATGACCTCCAACGTGGTCACCGGAACCCCACGCGCATCTTGCAGGAAATAGATCTCGGTGTCCCCGTTATCAAAACTTTTACGGCCCGTTCCGCCTGCTTCACCGCTCAAGGAACAGTTTCGGGCACCCGAGGTTAGACAATGGCCAATAGACGTTCCATTTAACTTGAGCGCGGATTCGTCATTAGCTTTAACCCAACGAAACCCGTCATCGTAAGTTTTTACGGGCTCAGACACCCCGTTAGAAAACACTTTGGGGTCCACACCTTTTCCTGCTTTTATGTCCTTTACGAGCTGATCTACCCCCGACTTATACACCTGATATTTTGAGGACTCTTCTACCATTCGTACAAAAGGCGTTTCTTTAATCTTCTCCGGGGACAACGTCCGCATGTAGTCATTGAGGTGTTCCGGAGACAAGAAATTCAACGCGCCGTAAGCTTCCCGTGTTGAGCTACCAATGTCCCACACCGGTTCATTTCTGGTCATTGCTTCAAGCATCTTGTCCGAGACGCTGTATCCCTGTTTGTTTTTCTCGGGAGTCTTTGCCAACACGTTTTTTGCCCACTCAATCGGATTGAGATTCTGGCGAAGCTCGGTAGCCGGTTCGCCGGATAGCTTTCTTTCCAAGTCGGACAACGCAATTTTAGCTTCTTTGTCCGAATAAGAACTAAGATTACCGGGCTCCTTTAAATTTACCCCACCATGATAATTTCCCTCTCCCGGGGGGTTCAGGTTTTGATTCCGAAGCTGGGGGGACAACGCTTCCTGTTGCTTTGTTAGTTGCCCACTAATAAAATCAGCTGTTCGTCTTCTTTCCACCTGCGATGCTTTGTCTTTATCCCACTTTTTGGTTGGTATAAACTCTCCTTCCAAGGTACTAACGCCTCCACCCTCTTTAGGTGCAATTAACGGGTTTTGTTTAATTGCTGATTCGATCAGATGGGGTTCGCCTGTGTAATACAGCGTCGGCGTCAACCCAGTAGCGGTATCATAGCGATTGGTAAGGTCTGTGTAAGCGTCCGGGTCCGCGGGGTAACGAAACCCGGTCTGCTGTGCCGTCTTACGCTTTGCTGCTTTAATCGCGTACGGTCTAAAATTTCCTTCAGCGGCTGATCTACCATACGGCGTTATTCGACCCTCCATCAAACTTTCAAAAACAGGGTCTCTCAAGGTGCCATGCAACTCCTCAAAGTAGGGCATTACCTTATCCGCATAAAACTCCTGCATAGCTTGTTTTTGTGCAGGGGTTGTTTCTTGAAACTCTCCACCAGCGTCCTTTACCTGCTGACGGGCCTTTGCATAATACTTTTCAAGATTGGATACATAGTCATCGTCAGGAAGCCGCAAGGGGTCAGGGTGTTCTTTGCTGGCCAAAAACTCCGGCGAGTTACGCGCAAAAGTTCCCTTGTAGGGTTTGACCGCGTACATCGGCCCCATACCAAGTTGCTCTAAATGATTCTCCAACATACGACCCGCTGTTGGAGCAAGCGACTTACCCACAGCTTTGGCTCCTTTTCCTATTGCCTTCGCACCGGGAATAAAATTCAACGGGTCAAGCAGGGTCTCCGCCGCCGCACCCGCCAAGGGCGATTCCCCACTGGCTTCAAATGCCTTGCCCCCCACATATTGCGCCGGAATATTCAGGTTCTCCAACAACGCCGCCGCACTCTCTGTCGACTTCTTTCCAGACGCGGTTCGTGGTTCATAGGTCATGGCCGCTTGCCTACGGCTGATTTCCTCCGCCGCCTTCTCCGGATCACGCGTCCGCGCCAGTTCTACAAGCCCCGAATACCCGGCCGGGACGCTCGCGCCAAGGCCCGAGAGCAAACTTGCCGCCGTCTCGCCATAGCCCTTCAGCTTATCGCCCATGGACCGCTCACCCTCTTCAGGGCTCCCACCCGCACGGTATCTGAGGTCTTTTTCCGTTAGCCCTGATTGGGCCTCCCCAGAACGAATTGACTCCAACGCACGTTTTTCATACTGCTCCCGCGTGGCCTGCGGATTTTCTTCCATCAACCGCTTTGCCAAATCATTGTTGTGGGTGTCCTGCGCATACTCCTTGTCCGATTGCCACGGCAAAATAGGATTTGACGCAATAGCTTCGTGCGCCCACAACATGCCCCCTGCCGTGTTAGGGTACTTGGTCCGCAACTCACGCGCTAAAAGCAGGTGCCTCATTGCATCCGCTCCTCCACCTACTTCGCCCTTTAACCCCAACTCTTTCGGACGGTTAGAGGCGTAACTGCGAATCTCCATCAACCCCAACGGCTTACTAACCGTTTTTTCCGTCTCCCGCACCCACCCTGCAATCTTATCTTTCAAGGGCTTTTCGCCTTCTTCAGGGCTTCCCTCGGCACGGGCAACCGGGGCGGCAGGCATTGCATACGGGTTGTCCCGCACAACTGGAGCAGTAATGTTAGAAAAGTTAGTAGGCACTAATGCTGAACCACCGTTTGAAGATGGGGAACGGGTTAAATTCCGCAAGTCTACCGGCGCAGCGCCCGGGGTAGCGCCCGGGGTAGCGCCCGGG